TGTAATTTTCTACAATTTGAGCATGATTTATCTAATGCTGTAATTATCTTTACTTTTCTCTCTCCAAAAGGTTTTTCTAATATTGACAATAGACTTAATCTTATTGATTCTGAGGCAACTTTAATATGGTTTTCACCTTTCTCATATAATCTACGAGCAATTAAAAATAAAAGTTGGGAAGCTTTTCCATAGTCTCTTTTTTTTAAAGCCTCTTCTTTTCTTTTATTTAAAATATCTATGTTCCAAGAATTATCAATAATATTATCATCTTTAAATTCTGTTTTTAATTTTAAATTAAAATCTATTTTAAAAGATTGTTTTTTTAAAAAATCAAAAAAACCCATATTATTTTTTTATCATACTCTTTGATGTTTTCCAATTCCTTTTTGTTTCTTTATCTCCATCTCTTCCACCTTTGCTTTTTGGTTCTTATACAAAATCATTCTTTCTACCCAATCAGCCGGTTGGTTTTTAAGTTCAGTGTAGGTAATCCCTAAAATATCGCAAATATAAGCATCTTCAAAATCAGGTGGAAGTTTGCCGGAGCCTTTAAAGAATTTAAAAAGATCAATTGCTTTTTTTTTCCAAATCTTGCTGAGGATTAGTGTATTTGTTTATCTCATTAAAAATTGCCTGGCCATCCTCTTCTCTTAAATTCATTACATAGTCATAAAGGTTTTCTTTTACCGATTGACCGTCTGGTGTAACAATCTCAATCACTAAATAATTAAAAGCCATCTTATTTGCCTCAAATACCACTGATGGATCTAATTCGGTTATTTTCTGGCTTGTTGGATCGATTTTAGTTGATTTTAAATACAGCTTTTGCAATTCTACTTTTTCCCCATAAGTTAGATAATGTCTTTTAAGCCTAACTGTATACCCTCCTGGTGTTTTAAATTCAACCATATTAATAGCTTGATAATGTGTTTATAAGATAGGCGGTGATCAATCCCTCAGTTGGATCAACCACACCTTCAAACTCAATCTCCAAAGCATTATATTCTGTGGATAATTTGGTCCCAACCGATGTCATCACTGCTTTTGGAAGCTTTATATATAAAGTCTCTTTACTAGCATTTCCGATTGAATTACCTTCTATTTTTATCTCAATTGCTCTTTCGGTTTTTGCGATATAGTCTTCTAAGAATGCCTTAGTTGTATCATCTAAATAAAGAGTTAGTTTTCCTTTAGCCTCTGATGGTTTTGGGTAAACCGATTGAAGTTCATTAGCCCCCATGCTATAAAATCCTTCAATTTGGTTATCATATTCAAAGCTAAATTCTTCACAATAAGATTTAACTTCAATATTTCCAATTTTAATTGAGGTTATATCGGCAAAGTTAAATGGTCTTGAGGTCTCATATGTTGGTGTTTGAGCCGTTGCATCAGATTGAGATTTGGCCAATCCTTCAAATGAAATCGCCACCGATTCACCGGCTTTTGATTCTATTTTTAAGTTTTTAACGACAAATCCAGCAAATCTTTTAACAATCTCACCGATCTTTTGTTCAACAGTGTATGATGGTTTTGATAAAGTTTCGGTAAATGTGTGTCGGTAGACGGTTGTTTCTCCTGATTCTAAAGCTGAAGAAACTGAACCAAAAACCGATCGTAAGATATGACCTAAAAATTGAGGATGAGCATCACTTTCAAAACTACCACTATATTCAACTTTGCCAACAAAAGCACCTTTGTTTTTGCCCGCCACCCCGGATTTAATTGATTCGATAAATTGAATATCTTTATTTATTTGAATTCCGTCTGATTCTTTAATAGGTAGAAAAACTGTTGGCGCAACTGGTGTGCCAAATGCTGTTTCCTTTCCAATTCCTATGTGGTTATTTAGTCCTGATGACATAGTATTAATATTTTACGGTTAACTTTTAATTTTTTTTCTTTTTTTCTTTATTTTCTTTTTTTTCTTCAAATAACAAATTTCTAATTTCTTTTTCCGTTTCAATCTCTTGATTGGGATAAACAATCCCTATTCCTGGAATATAAGTTTCAACCTCGCCTTTGTAAATATATTTTTTTCTCATAAAAGTATTATATGGTTACCTTTTTATTTTTTTTAATTTGCCCGTTGAAATCTAAATTTAACAGTTAAAGTAATTTCTGAGTAATAATACTTTGCTGGTTCTCCTTGGAAACCAAAGCGAGCTTTGGTTGGATAACACCAATCAACTGTGTTGTCTAAGGTAGGATTTTTTTCTAAAACATCAATTACTTTATCAGTTATCTCTCTTATTTTTTTCTGTGTGTTTATTTCGGTATTTTCTAAATCACCAATAATTCTTATTGAGATTGAGTAATGCCTAGTATTGAATCCCGATGATGATAAAGTATAAAAGCTATCTTCGTGACCAATTGCACCAACCACAAGCGCCGGGAAAGATGATAAGCTTTCTGGGTAATAGTCATATGATGACTGAATATCTGGTACCCCAGCTACAATAATGTTTTTTATTTTTTCAATTAAGCTATTGTATGTCATGATGAAAAAGATAACTTATTAACAATCTCCAATCCTATCTTTAAAATCTCACTACTTCGTCTTTTTACCTCCTCAGCCGCTTTCTTCATAAAGTATTTTGGTTTTACACCAGATACTTTTTTAGCAAAGACATATTTATCACTGCCTTTGGGTTTAAAAATCAAAAACTTTCCCCGTTTTGGGGTAATTGGTGTTCTTCTTTCACCATAAATACCACTACCATACTCTTGAGCTTTAGGATAAGGAAAACCACTTGCAACCAAGTTTGTGCCAACCGTCCCATAAAGATCATTTCCCATGGCAACCACCTTACTATTTGCTCCAATATTTCTTCGCAAATTACCAGTATCAATCGGCGCCTCCATCACAGCTTTTTCTCTTGCAATAGTCACCATCGCATCCATCATCCTATATTTAACATCAGCCACAATATCAGGCGCTTGACGTAGCTTTTCTTTAAACTCTTCAAATCCTTTAAGTTCTATTTCAACCTGATAACCTGATGGCATATTTTTCAAGTTTTTACGGCAACGCCACTATTGAAAATATGACCTAAGACGTACGACTTTTGAGCGTTACCTCTAACTATTAATTGATCATTTACTGATAGTCCACTTGTTTGAGGATCTAAAACAATGATTTTATCCCCTGGTCTTATCCAATCAACTTGATCCATTATCATAAAAGAATAAGATTGACCAACTGGCACCTCATACATTACCGCCGTTTCATTTGATGCTGGTTCAATTAAAATGTAAACATTAGTTGCTAAATCTTGATAGTTTTTATTATTCTCATCACCGGTCAATCTTTGAATTTTTACAATACAGTTTTGCCTTATCATACAAGCACTTTTTTATAAGTTTTAATTAATTGCTGAATGTATTCTGGGATTGGCTCTTGATTGAAAGAAATTGATAAACCAGCAAAATTAAATGAAGAGACGTTTTTACCCCCATATTCTTTTTGAGTAAATATCTGAGCCGCCCATTGTTTTATTCCAAGCTCCAAATCCTCACCCCAAAACTTCTCAATGCTATAAGCAATTTTTAAAGCTTGACGATTATATGTTGATTGAGGAATGGTTAAAAAAACAATACTATCACGATAAACGAAAAAGTCTTTGTTTATCTCATAAAGATTGGCCCCTCCACCTTTTACATAAACATCTTGATCGCCAACGGTTATTTTTGCCACTTCTTTTACCGGAAAGTTGTGAAAGTAGTATTTGTATGATCCTGCATCAAATGTTTCCTCATAAAAATCCGAGCCTAAATCATATTTAAAATTCCTTCGGCATTTTTGGGCGATAAAGAGTTCAATTGATGAAATTAATGCAGTGACAATACTTTGTTCGGTGGTGTTTAGTGTTTTTCCCAAAAAATTCGCAACCGCCTGTGCGGTTACTCCTGAATAGCCACTATAATAGAGAGTTCCATCTTTGTTTGCCATAACATATTTTTATTTTTTTTCTTTCTTTTTAACTTCTTTACCAGTCATCATTGTATTTTTTGACTCATCGATGATTTTTGTTTTTTCTTCTTTTATAATTTTTGCCGATGAGCCTAAAGCCTTCGCTGTTTCTTTCTCAACCTCATATTCTTTTTCTTTCTCATACTTTATCCCTTCAAAAACAGTTGTTTCAATCATTTTTATTCTCATATTTTTTTAAAAAACTTTTAACATCTTAGGCCACCTTCCATCCCTAAGATGGCCTAGGATGTTGACCGGCGGTGTTTGCCTAACTTATCTTTTTCGTTAGGCATTTCCGCTCACCCTACGGTCATCGGTTTAAACTTATGACGCTGCTGTTTTGATCCAGGCAAATGCTTTGCTTGGTTCAGCCAGCTGGATGTCTACAGACTCAGTAACTTTGATCGCCACCATCTCCTGTTCAAAGGAGTTGATAAGCGTTGATCCGTTTGTATCCGTGATGGTTGCTACATCTGACACGTCTAAGGTGTAGACGTTTTCATCACCGAATAAAACGTAATCAAAGTTAACAAGAGCCATAAACTTTTTGCCAGCCTGACTGCCTTCGGTGGTTTTAGGCATATAAGAACGAGTCTCATATGCTATATCCCATAAAGTTTTTGGGATAACGCTACCGAAGCCCCCAAGCAAGAACCCTTGAGGATCAGTGCCAACGACCGCTCTTTTTCTTCGAAGAGCGTTTAAAACGGATAAGGACATTACCCATTTCATTTTTTCGTTGACAGCCTCTTCAGCAACCAAGTCGATTGCGTCTAAAAGATCCTCGGGTTCAACCTTTACATAGGTGGTTTTTCCAGTTCCTAAAGTGACACCAGGAACTGAAGCATGCTGGAAAACTCCCTCACCGGATGCCAGACCCAAAATCGCCCATTTATCTTCTAATTTGGCAATAGCTTCAGCGGCCAAAGCGTTAAGCGCATCGACCAACTGAACGCTCGCATTTCGAAGTAGGCGTTTGGAAACAGGAATAATTACGCCAACAGTTTTAGTTCTTAGTTGGACGTTTCCTGTTGCTGGCTGAGATGAGTTGATTTTTGTGCCTTCATCCACTCTATAAGAAGTTACGCTTGATAGAGTGGGCACGTTTTCGTTACCACCTTGCATCGGCCATTTGCGAGCATATTGGCGAACCAACCCTGCCTTCTCAGCTAATCTTACGATTTCTGAAGAAACATAAGTTGGGACCAACTCAGCACCACTACCACTGGTGCCTGAAGATAAAGCTTTTGCTTTAGCTTCATCTCTTAAGAATTTAGCTCGCAAATATTCGGCCGCAGCCTGTTTTTGCTCGAGAACTTCAGCATTAGCGCTTTCGCCGCCGAAGATATTTTTTCTTCGAGGAAGTTCAGCCAACACCTTTTCGGTAATTGCCGGTGTTACGGTTTCAATGACCTTT